GCCTAAGCGTGGAACTTATTCTAAGATTCCAGCCTTAGCAAAAAGGCTAGGAGTTAAAGATGAACGCTTACTTAAGCAATTGTTAAAAGATGAAGATTTTAGAAAATATGCAAAGTCTAAATTGAACAATGCTGAATGTAGATTATTAAATCTTGGAGAAAAGAAAATTAGAAAGAAAGTTCAACAAATTAAATCTAAACAAAGAACTTTGGGGGATTTTTAATGGTTAGAAATGTAAGAATTATTGAAAAATTAAAGATAATGTTGAAAGACGATGTTTTAGATACTGTTGAGATTTATGATAGGCTTCAAAATCTAGTAGCCTATAATGATAAAAAAAGAAATATAAGAAAAAAATGGAGAGATGCCCCTTCAATGGGAACTCTAACCAATATTCTTAGTGGTAGATTTACCAAAGTGAATGAAGATTATCCCGCTATGTGGACTTATGAAGAGGAATAAAAATGAGATTAAGAAAAATTAAAAATTTAACATGGAGAGTTTATATCTGTAACAATTGCTATAACTGCGAAGTATCTTTAGCAAAAGAAGTTCGTTGTTTAGAATGTAGAAGATATAATTATGCTAAAAGAATGAATGTATTACAATATGTATCATGAGGAATAAAAATGCTATGGACTGAAAAATATAGACCTAATAAGATTAGCCAAATTGTAGGACAACAACACTTTACAATGGATGCTCAATCTTGGATTGACGAAAAAGAAATGCCTAATGTTTTAATTTATGGCAATTCGGGAAATGGAAAAACAACTGCTGGAATTATTCTAGGTAAAGAAATGCTAGGCGAGAATTTCAATGATAACTTCTTTGAGATTAATGCCTCCGATGATAGAAAATTGGAGACTGTTAGGAACGCCATTAAGAACATCGCTAGAAACGCCAGCATTGGTTCTGTTCCGTTCCGTATGTGTTTGCTAGATGAAATGGATGGGATGACCACAGACGCACAGAATGCGCTTAAGAGAATCATGGAAAGATACTCTTCTAACATTCGCTTCATCATTACCTGTAATGACCGTAACAAAATTATCTTTGCACTTCAAAGCCGATGTGCAAACTATCATTTTAAGCCATTAGGTCATGCTGATATGATGCATGTCATTTCATCAATTCTCGCTAAGGAAGCAATTACTAAGTTTTCAAGTGAAGAGATTGAATCCTTTTTATATGCTATGAACGGTGATATGCGTAGGGCAATTACAGAAATACAGGCGGCAAAGTCTAGTAATTCTACCCTAGCAAAACAGATAGAAAATACACTTGACGAATACAAAAATATCATTGATAAAATACTGAATAAAAATACAAATGTCTTAGGTGAAATACATGATTTGCTCTACAAAGGTAAGGCTATCAAAGAAATTTGTCATGGACTACATGATGTTATCATTGCCTCTAATGGCCTTGATAGTAATGTCAAATTTAAGTTTCTAAGAACAATAGGAGAAGCAGAATGGCGGTCAATGACTATGACACCAAAGGTATTAGCCTCTTGGATGATTAGTCAATTGATGTGAGAACGAACTCACTAACAAATAGAACAAGCAAAAAAAAATGAAAAAGAAAAAAGTAAATGAGGTGAAAAAATGAGTTATGAAACCGAAATTGAAAATGGTGCGAAGGTTCTAGAAATGGAACTGGATGAAGCAATGGAGAAGTATGCAGGTATCTGTCAAGAGAACAACTTGACACAAGAAAACCCTGTTGCTATTTCTCTATGGCGAAATTATGTAGCAAATGTAAAGCGAAGCAAGCAAAGCGGAAATGAAGGAAGCACAGGTGGAGACAGTCTCTACAAGAATGCTTTTGGCTTCTTTGTAAGTCTTGATGCTCCTAGAGACATGATGAGTTGGAACAGAAACAAAGCAAAGGAAGCATTTCTTCGTGATTCCGATAAGGCTCTTGAAGAAGGTATTGTTGCTCAAGCAACTGAAAACGCTCTAGGTAAGTTTGTTATCTCCCGATACCACAACCGACAATATCAAGAGAAGATTGTTTCAGCCCTTCCCGAAGGTGCTGAAACTCTAGAAGATGGCCGAATCTACATTCCTTTAGATGCAACCGAATCTTATATGAGTGGTGGAAAGAATGCTAATTACGGTAAGCCCCTACCAAAGGAACAATATCGTAGAGCAGGTATCTTTTATGGTTCAATTATGGGAGGAGAAATGAAACCTTATTATTTCTCTTACAAAAACCAACCTGCCGTTGATTTCCAACCTCAACCGTTTACATGGGTTCACTTTATTTGTGTTGCTAATGATAACGGAGAAGATATTTACGGTGCTACAACTAAGACTCTTAACAGTCTTACTTTGAATGACAGCCTTGACCCCGAAAGCGAAGCCTATCGTGATGTTAGTTCTTATGACATTCAAGAAATTCTTGTTGAGAAGTTTAGTGATAAACTAACACCTTTGGTTGAATTAGACCGTAGGCACATGGCTATCCAAACACTTCCTGCCAAAGACCGATATATCATTACTGATGGAACGGTTTGTAACATGAATATGACTCCAACTTCAAATGGAAATCGTATCATCAACATTACTGACCTTAATGCAGAAATGGATTATGAAAACGATACTGGCATGGTAACTTGTTGGATTCCCGAACATCTTGAACTTGACTTTGGTATTGGTTCTACTGTTATTGTTATTGGTAGAACATCTCAACGACAAGGTGAAGATGGAGTTGAGCCAGCAACAATCAATACGGCTGGAATTTATGTCACAACACGACATGGTTCTCCAGTTGATGTTCCTGTTCCTGCGGAGGAGGACTTTGACTGGTTTTGAGTTGAATTGACTCTTTAATTTGAGTAGGGTTTATCCAGTAATAACAGGAAAAGGTTTGGGCTACGGAGATAGTGCCAGTTTGCGGCATGAACCTGTTTCCCTATTCAAAAGAGGTGATATTATGAAGATATATGATAATGCAATTGAAACAGAAAGAGCATTTATTCATTTTAATAATGTTCAACATATTAGTTGGAATAAATATGATGAAGAAAATGTTGAAGTTAAGATACACTCAATGTCTAATTTCATTATTCAAGTAATGAAATTTGAAGATGCTGAATATTTATTAACAAAGTATAAAGTTCACATGGGGGTGAAAGGATATGGAGTTTAAAGATATTTTTCTTTCAATAGAAAATAAGTGGGAAGTAGACTTAACGAGAGTAGACTTCATTACAATGAAAGAAAATTGGGATGATGGAAACCATCACATTAAGTTACACATCGGAACAAAAGAAGTCCGATTGGTTTGTAGCAATCAAAGAGAAATAGATGAATTAGTAAAACAATGGAAAAATGCGAGGAATAAAAATGAGTATAACAAGCAAAACAGGTGAAGCGACTACCATGAATTTTGGTAAGAAACAGGAGGAGTTTAACCATAAATTCCGTGAATTAATGGAAAAGAAGAGAGCAGAAAGAAAATCTCGCCTTGTTCTAGGTATTTGGGGTGAACCTAAAACTGGAAAGACGGGTATTGCTCTTGATTTTCCTAATAGACCAATTTATGTTCTTGATTGGGATAAAGGCGTTGAATCAACATGGATTGAACACCACAATGCTACTGATAGAATTCAAATTTATTGTCCTATTGAATTAAACAAAGACAATGTGGTTGATATTGAAGTGAGTGAAGAAAATTCACATATGTTTATTCGCTATGTCCGTGAAAAGATTGATAATGGCGAGAATCCTATCTTCATCATTGATGGAGTAGATACATGGTTTGAATCATGTATGTTAAAGATTAATCCAAACCCTAGAATTGTTACTAAGGTTATGCCTTATATGTATGGTGCTAGAAACAAAACATTCTATCATCTTCTAGATACTATCTACAATCTAAATTGTGATGTTATTTACATTACTCATGAAACAGAACGATATGTAGACAATTCTCCAGTTGGTGTGCAACCAGCATGGAAAGATTGGGGCGGTAGATTAGAACAGGAAATCTATTGTTCTCGCAAAAACATAAAAGGTGAAATTCACTATATTGCAGAACTCATTGGTTCTAGAACTAATGGTAATTTAGTGGGAACTCGCTTTACTACGAGAGAAGGAACACCACCCAACATTAAATGGAATGGAATTAAAGAATTACAGGAGGGTAAAATATGAAATTTACAATGAATACAAAAGAAATGAGAGAACTACTTGAAAGCATTCAAATGAAGGGAAAATATTCTACTTCAAATGGATTTTCCAATAGCAGTTTAGGAACAGAAGTTTATTTTGTTCTCAATGATAAC